GATGACATAACAATCTACTCCTAATTCATTACATAATGCCTTTGCCACGGTGGTTTTTCCTACACCAGCAGGACCACATAGAAGCAGATTGGGCAGTTCGCCACTATTTAGAAAATCCTGAAAGGTCTTTTTAGTCTGCTCAGGAAGAATACAATCTTCAATTGTTTTTGGTCTATACGATTCCACCCACAAGAATGGTTTGTTTTCTAAAGAACTCATAACATAAATAATCAAAGGGACGGAAGTTTTCTTTTATGATTATATACAAAATAACCAATAAAGTAAATGGAGATTTCTATATAGGAAAGACTTCAAAATCAAAAGAAGAAAGATTGAGAAGACATTTTTATAATTCTTCTTATGGAATAGAAACTTACCTTTATCGTGCCATAAAAAAGTATGGCAAAGACAATTTTATCATAGAAGAGTTGGAAAGTAAAATTGACGAGAATCAAATTGATATGAAAGAAATTGATTACATATTAAAATTAAATCCACAATACAATATGACTAAAGGTGGTGAAGGAGGAGACACTAGTAAATCTCCCAATTTCATTAGAGCAATCAAAAAACAACATACTAATCGTTCTCCTGAAAGTTATGCTTCATATGGTATGCTCGGAAAAAAATTTCCAGAAGAGGCGAAAGAAAAAGTTGGAAGAGCAAATTCATATCCAGTTATTTGTGAAGGAAAGGAGTTTTTATCAATTAAAGCGGCAGAAGAATATTATAAAAGTTTAGGAACTCCAAAATCAGTTAGAAAACGAATTGATAGTCCTAAACATCCTGATTGGTATAGAATTAGACCAAAAAGAAATTACTCATAATATTATGAAAATTCTTTCGATAAAGTTTCAATCACTTTTTTAAATTCAGTTTCTGGAAATGCCATTCTACCAAGATTAAACAATCTCCTAGTTAAAGCAGTATTTTCATAAGTATATCCTTTTGAATTATCCAATCTCTCAACACTTATAGCAAATGGATGATGTTTAATGTAATTGAAATTCTCATCCAATTCTAATCCACTCCAATAACATTTACCACACTGTTCTTCATACTTTTGGATTAGAGTTTCTTCAGTCAATAAAATTTCTTTAACGGGTCGGTTATTTACCCGATTTCTTCCTTGACTGTAATTTACATTTGCTAAAAGTTTTTTAGCAGTTTTTTTATTCATAATCAATCAAATCCATTCAGGTTTTCGTTGTGGCATACGGAGATAATTATTGCTAACCCAAGGTTTGGATGCAATATACATCTTGTAAGCAGTAAAAGTGTCAATGCTTGTGTCAAATTTATATTCATCGGGCATAGCACGGGCAAAAGGAGTCACATCAGTAATCTTCCCCTTAGGAAACAAATAGTAAGCATCCACAAGAGTATTATAGCACGAATGGGTCTTACCATATCGCAACGTATATTCATCACACAGGTTCATACCCCACTTAATTAACCAGTAGGCATTATCAATGGTCTTTGCCGCCCATTGAGTACAGGGGTGATTTCGGAAAGCACCTTTTTCAGTTGCATATGGAGTTCCATCTTTTTTAGGAAGAGTTCCATAATCATGCCCCCACTTTGTCGATGCCACGATAGAGAGCATCTGACAGCACTCTAGGGGCATTTTAACTATATGTTTGTCAGGGAGACAAATTGCAGACTCTGCCGGAAATTCGGAAGTAACAAAAATATTCATCAGAAGCAATATTTCTTAAGATGGTAAAGAACTTCTTCTGGTTTATCTTCTAGATGATATGCTTCAGTTTCATAAATGGCATAAGAACCAGTTGCCTTTACTGACCTCATAACATCATTTAGTTTGTATTGGTTCAGAGAAGCAGATATTCCCAACTTACCGCCCTTACACGCTTGTGCAACGTGAACTGCTTCGTGATACACAGTTTCATTTACATAATGCTTAACGGGACTAATTGTGTTTTTGATATTATCTAAACAAATTATAAAATCAGGTGCCTTTAGAAGTCCAAATAATTGCTTGTCTCTACAGACTGGAGCATTTTCTCTAACATTATAATTCTTTAGCATAATTTTGCTAATTATTTCCTGACCAGCAGGAGTCAAATAAAGAAAAAATTCCATAATAAAAAAAGAAAGAATCAGTTAAAGGTGCTGTCTGGTTCCAGAGCAATCCAGTAAGAAAGATTGTGCTTCGTGTTAGTAAATTGTGAAAGAAGTTTCCGTGACACAACTACATTATAAGCACCAGAAACAATCTTACTGATGTTCTCAACCTTGAAGTTGAAAGTAAATTGTTCGTCAGTTTCACCAACAACGATGGAGTATTCGTTGGAAGTATCATTCTTCTTGTCACGAACCACCAGACGAATCACACCGGCATCACCGATTGCCGAAATATCGGGCAATTGATAAACGCCTGCCGCTTTCACCAGTTTTTCCAAAGAACCAGTTTCAAGTTGGAAACACACATCCTCAGAAGGAAGTTTGATTTCTTTTTCTGGTGGAGAAATAATCACATTCGGGTCTGCATAGAAATACTTGACCCTACGCTTACCTTCACGAATAGTAATATACGAATCCTCAGTAAAATCAAGGTCTGGGTCCTGATGAAGACTCAAACCATTCAGGAACTGATTCAGGTCATAAACCGCAAATTCACGGGGGAACTCTTCGGTAATTTCTGCCTCTGCCAGAATGTTCTTGGCAATAGAAATTGTGCGAAGTTTATTACCTTGCTTGACGAGAATGGACTGATTAATACCAGCAAAGTTCTTGAGGAGAGTCAGAGTATTGTCAGAGAGTTTCATAGTGTTTTCTTTCAGTTTCATAATAATCAACGAGTGAATTCGGAGAGTCCATTATCTTTGCGAGTATAATGCCCGTCAAAGTGGAGAAGTAGCATAGCATAGTGAATGACTTTCATCAAGTCACGCTTGTTACGCCCATCCTTGTCACCATATCGAGAACCATACTTCAGAATGTTTGCCTGACAGAAACCTGCTGCCAGTTTCTTTGCTGCCATCAGGTCAATAGTCTGGATATCAGAATACCCATCACTATCACCACAATAGTGCCCGTGATAGGTAGTAGTCACATAATCCTCAACATCCTTGAGAATTTTATCTTCGTTGTATTTCCAAAGATGATTTGTTTTATCGGTCATAGTAACAGGAGTTTTTGTAACATCAAGTATGCCAGTCTCACCATTCATAGTGAGATTGAATTTATTGATAAGATTTTGTTCGTCTTCAGGTCCAAACATAAGGGGAGAAGTCATAATTAACCTCCCCCAATTATATCAGATTGTGGGGTTCAAGTCAAGTTGTTTCTGAATGAGTTTTTGTCTTTCATCAAAAGGAAGGTTTATCCAATAAAGATGTTTTGCTGTCATTTCAGCATCACTATCTTTTTTATGGCAAGATTTGCACAGAAGACGACACTTTTCAACCTCTTTCCACCATAGTTCGGCAGAATAAGGAAATGCACTTATAGTAAATTGTTTTTGTGCTGGGTCTATATGATCAAATTCAAGATTTTCAGTTGTCCCACACCATAAACACTCACCACCAAGTTTTTGCTTTGCTTCTTCTTTTAATTTTTGTTTCCTCCTAACACTATTTTTTGAATTTTGTTCTTTGCATTTTTCTTTATTTTTTCCATAATAACGTAAATTACGATCATTACACTTTTCTTTATTTTTATGATAGTATTCTCTATCAGCAAGACGTTTTGCTTCTTTTTGTTCTTCCGTCATTCTTTGACGATATTTTTTATTGTATTCTGATCTTTCTTCTTTTGTAAGTGCCATAGTTATTGAAAAGTGCTATTAATATTTATACGAATAACACTTTTCAATAAAAAGAAGTATTAGTAAGAAACTGTTTCAATCACCAATTCTGGTTCAGTTTTTTCTTCTTTTGGAAGTTCAAAATTAACATCAATTTTATCATAGAGTTCCAAAAATGCTTGCTTGGTTTCGGCATCAAAACGGTTGATACAAACCTGAATTGCTTTTGCCTTATCACCAAAGATGCTGTAGGCACGGACAATATGTACCAGACGGCGGGTGCTGATGATTTCCTCAATACCGCCATCATAAAACGTTTTTCTAATCACATCAGACCAATTTACCAATTGAGAGCAGAAATCCCGGTCTTCCACACCAAGGTCCAGAGCAATGCCCTCAAGAATTTTCTGTTCGGTTGCGGGAGCAGGATATGGTTGCTCAAAGGTCACGCAGAACCGCTCCAGGAACGCTTCATTGAGCACGTTGGTGCCAATGAA